GAACGCGGTCCCAGACATCAATCTGAACGACCGCTGAACCGCCTAGATCGTCCTTGTTATCGAATGGGTTAATCGTATCTGCCCCGATGGTGATGAACGGGAAAGCCGTCTCTAGCTCGCTGTCAGCCGCCTGGGGGACATCGGTAAAGATCGCCACCAACGGGCTATAATAAGTGCTGAGAAGGCTAGTGACGGCGCTATCATTGAGCCGTGTGTAGATCGCCTGTTGCAGATCGTCGGATTTCATTTTGTGGTTTTCTCCGCCTTGGCCTTGGCCTTCGCAATTGCAACATTAACACGTTTTAGCATCTTTGGGATGGTACGCTCGACAGCGGGAATCCAAGCGGGACGAGGTGCGATTCTAAAAGTGCCAAACTCAAGGTAGTAAGCGTAGTCAAGCCGTGAGCCTATGGCTTTTGAATATTCGCCCCGGTCTTCATTATAGATAGAACTGACAAGCGTACCTGTATCTGTTGCCGGGGCTTGCCCTGGGGCGGATGCGCGGTGAATTTTATCGCGGCCACGAGCATACTCCCGGCCCGTCTTTGGCGGCCCTTGGATAGCACGCTTTACGTCACTCACAGCCTCGATGGCTGCGGCATTGACGATCAGACCTAACTGCCTCGAAATATCGCCCTGATAGGCCCGGATTGCCTCCTGAACCTCTTTCAAGCCATTGATCTCGACCTTCACGTCCCTCAAGACGCAACTCCACCATCAACGTCGATTTGCAACCACTTGTTGGCAAACTCTAGGTTGTCTATAAACCTGATGTTGTGTATTTTATTCCGAATCTGCACTCGATCTGTCTCACGCAAGCCGCTGACATAACGCACCACGAGCCTGAGTCGCACCGTAGCCTCCACGCGGTCGGAAGCATAGCGTTCAGACCCGCTTACCGGCACGACATAAGCCCTTGTCGGTGCGCCGCTTACAGTCGCCCAAGCCTGCGTCATGCCGCCAGCACCATCACTTGTGAGAGTCTTGCGCTCGAACGTCACTGGTTCTTTGAGCTTGCCGGAATTAAGATCGCAGCACTTCATCGTGAGTTGAACTCCACAATGTCCATATTGACAGCGACATCGACGGTGCTGGCCGATACGTTGGCAAGGAAGCCGAAGTCGCATAGCGGCGGGAAGTAGAGCGGCGGATCAAAGACCACATCGAACAAGCCGGAACTTTGCGGATACTCGGTGACGAGAAGCATCGAGGTATATGGCGCGGCCACTTCGAGGATATTCTCCCGCTTGTAGAGGACAATATTTGCCTTCTTGTCGGCATCGCTTGATACGGTGATGTTTCTCAATGCCGCGCTGCGGTCACGGGGAGTGGTGTAGACGGCCATTTCGGTCTTGCCTCGACCCAGTGCGCCATCTGTGATCGTCGCCCAGTCTTGGCCTCCTGTGGCGTTCTCAATGATAATTGTTCCTGCGTGCGATCCATCCGTCTGTGTTGCATAGGTTCCAGACTTGGACACATAGGAATCAAACAGCCGGATGAATGACTTCGACGTTGCTGCGCTTGCAGAAGCCCCCGCCGTTTCCAGTGCCTCGGTGGTGTAGTCACCAAATTGATCGATGCCGATAAGCGTAACCTCCCGCGCACCGGAACCGTTGGCGGTGTCGTTGGCGTTGCCGCCAGCCTTGATGCGGAGATGAACGGGAGCATTGGCTTGCGGCGTACGGTAAAAGCCAGACCTCGACACAGGCGTGAAATTCGAGCCGATAGATGTGTTGCGGCCAAACTTGTTAAATGACCGACAGCCGGGAGCGAGGCCACGCGCAATGTCAAGGCTGGATGGGAAGGTCATATCCGAGCCACCTTGAATTGCGCCATGATGGATTCAGCGCCAGAATCAACATAGGCTTGTGACGGATCGCAATCGTCGCCGCGATGGGCGTAGAGGAACGCTGCGAGTTGCTTCACAGCCCGCTTCATGGTCGATGGAACAGACGCTGCATTAGCATATCCAGCCACATATACGATCTCAATGGCATTATTAGAACGCAATGCAACCGGCCAAGTCTGGCCGCGCTTCAGTGTAAGCCTTCCAGGCGTGCGGTATGTATCGACATCAAACACATTTGCAGTCGTGATCGAAGTTGAGTTGCTATCCTCGTCATAAGTAGTGATCGAAGTGATAGACACCAAAGGCCATCGTGGCAGCATGACCGATTGCAACATATTGCTGCGATACAAATCATTGATAGACATCTCTCGCACACCGTCCCACCACGCCTCACCACCAGCGGGCCATTGATCGAGTGCAAGCCGCCACGTCTGTGAGATAAAGGCTAGATTAATTTGATCCTCTATTAATCTGCGAGCCTCCATAATCTGATCTGCTATAATAGAATCTTCAGAATTATCATCAATTCGCAAATATTGCTTCACATCCATAAGTGAAACTGGTTCACTTTCTGGATTTGTTACAATTTTTGATCCGCGATCTTGGTATAGATTAATCGTAGAGCGCAATGACATCAGTTTATCTCACTCTCAATCGAAACAATTATTTTCTCATCGTTTGGAAATGTTTCTATTGAATTATCAAGAAATGTAACCTCAAACTCGCAAGAATAGATACCAATTTTCTGAGTATCTGCTGCTTGCCAATTGTATCTTACAATTCCACCAACGCCATTGATTATGGTCGCTGCCTGATCAATAACAAGATTATTGTTTGTCATATTTTTCATATGAAAACGAACTGAAGCATTGGTAATATTAATAGCAGTTCCATTAATATTTGTTAACGTAGCCTCTATTGAAGGGCTTGTATCATTCTGCTTGATTACGAACGTTGCCATCATGCAACCCTTCTAGAGCTGTTGTTAATAGAAGATTTTCTAGAACTATTTCCAATCAATACATTATTTGCCCCAGTATTGATATTAGCATTATTGTTTGACAAATTCCAATGCGCATATCTTCCCGTTCCAGAATTTATGCCGATTATTGGAATAATCCCTAAAATTGTTATTGTTGAAAATGGACTTTTTACAGATTTTCCAGAACTGATTTTGGGAATCAGAGTTGAAATTGTTAGAGAAGATGTTGGACTCAATATTGATTTGCCCGAAAAAACATTCGGAGCAAAACTATTTATTGCTATAATTGCATTGGGAATATTTCGACTTTTCCCAGATGCTACTACTGGAGTCAGAACGGAAATATTAATATTTGCAGACGGAACACTTATAAATTTACCAGAGCTGAAACTTGGAGGTAAACCTTCAATATTAATATTCGCAGTTTCAAGATTAATTGTTACTCCAGTTCTAATTACTGGAGCATTGCCATCAATTGCAATTTGAGCGTTGGGTACAAGAATTTCTGTTGATGTGAAAAATGATGGAGCGTGAGCATAAAAATCAATTTGTCCAACAGGAACAGGAATTGATTTCCCTGCATAAATGCTTGGATCATTAACTGAAATTGCAATTGATGCAGATGGTGATGATACTATAACGCCAATCGAAATGATTGGTGCAAATGATGAAACTGCAATAATTGAATTTGGAGCAAATATTGATTTGCCTGATGATACACCAGGAGCAATTGCTGCAATTTCAATATTAGATATTGGAACAGAAAGACTTTTTCCAGCTGATATAGATGGATTATTAGTTGTGATTGCGATTGATGCATCTGGAGAAAATATTGATTTTCCAGAAGATATAGACGGAGCAATTTCCGTAAGAGTGATTAAAGCACTTGGAACCGATACAGATTTTCCAGAAAAAATTGCTGGATCTATTACCGCAACGGCAATAGAAGAATTTGGAACAAATATATTTATTGCAGAAACTAACGGACCATCATCTGCAAGAGGTAGTTTTGCAAGTGCATTAAAGCCGAGCATCGCTGTTCCTTAAAGATGCGCTGCTGCAATAAAGAACTGGTCAATCTGCTCTTCAGTAAGATTTAGGTTCTTTGCAAGTTGAAGCAGTAGTGGATCGTCTCTACGAAACTCTAGTGCGTACTCCCAAGTAATCTTAGTAGCTTCATCTTGACTAGCAATCATGTTTTCAACATCAGACAAAAGCCCCTGTTGAAGAAGAAGTAGCCTACACTGACGAGGTGTAATAGAATAAGGTGGAATAGTTGCCGGATCTGGTGCTCTAATTATCCAGTTATCTCCGTCTAGCCCTTCAAAATAATCCCCTGTTTCTCTAATAACAGGATGCCAAGAAACTTTCTTATGGGGTATATCTACCGGCTTACTATTGTAAGAACGGGTTTCCTGAAACACATTATTGATTAACAGTGCATATTCGTTCATTTAATTGTACCTTTATGGATTAGCATACGCTGATGTTGGAGGAGTAAAGTTTGAAGTGTATCCTGCTGTACCTTTTATAATTCTCAATTCATCAAGATATCCGTTTAAAGGTACGTTACCAAGGTTAAATCCTGAAGCACCTATTATAAAATAATTTCCTGAATCATTTTGTCTAAAACTAGTATTATCTGTAACAGAAGTATCTAACGTACCATCAATAAACAATCTTAATGTAGTTCCTTCTCTAGAAACGGCAATATGATACCACTGTGATGCGTTTATAGTACCTACACTTTGCAAAAGATTTGTATTGTTATTTGCAATAGTAACAATATTAGTGTTTTCAATTCTTATTCCTATACCGTTTACAAAACCAGCACCATATCTTGTATCTAAAATATAGTGTCTTGTGCCAGTAGCATTACGGTATACCCAAAAATCAATTGTAAAATCCCCTGTACCAAAATCTAAAACACGATTATTATTATATGCTACTTCTAATCTAGCTCCTCCCCCCGGTGTAATTGAAAAAGATGATCCTCCAAATTTAGATTGAGTTGTACTTATCTGAGCTGACACAAAAGCAGTAGCAGTAAGGTTATATTTACTGTTATCAGTAAATGTTGTACTACCGTTAGAACCATCAAAATGAAATAATGAAGTAATATTATTCCAATAAAGGTCTTCCGCTGTAATACCAAAACCAGATAACTGAGTTACTGCTAACATTAGTTAATTGTCCCTAGCAGCATTAGTTGTGTAATGAATCTTTACTCCATGCAACCTTGCATCTATTGCTAGAGTATCTGAAGCATTTGCAGGATCTCTTTTTACTTGAAAAATAACATACTCTTCATTACCTGGAGTTCCAGCAACTGTCAGTGCAGAAGACTCAGCAGTAACGTAAATATCGTTTGTTGTACCACCAGTATCGGTTACAGTTACAGCAGTTCCAAAAGCAGTATCGGCTGCATCATCATCTGCAAAAGCAACAGCTTGTATTTCCCAAGCTACACCGAAGTTAGTTGTCGTACTAGCATGACTCCAGATAAACTGGCAGATTAGTGTCCCTTCATCCCAACTCTTCGGCATTTGAATAGCAAACTGAGCAAACTCCTGAGTTGTCGTATCAAAGTCGAATGTTTTAAGCATGACTTTGTTAGTACTAGTTTCTACTGTACCACCCTGTGGGCCATTTGTTGTTCTCGGATACATTGCAACAGCAGGAACCCAGATAGTCTGCTGTCCGACAAGTTCGAGTGTAGTCCTCTGTGCAGCAGCATCGGCATCGGCAACAAGAGTACGACCAGCAGCAGTGAATGTAGCAAGAGCTGCAGTTCCAGAACCTGTAAAATATGGCAAGCGGTCGGCTGCGGATGTTAGACTCGCAATCGCTGCAAGTTCTGCGTCATATGCTTGGACGTTTGTACCGATAACAAGTCCAAGATTTGTCCTTGCTGTCGATGCATTTACAGCATCAAGATTTGCAATTGCACTTGCCGGTGCAGTTATAAATACTTCGGAAGAACCGGAAAGATTAAGCAATGATCCAGTTGAACTTTGAACAAGTGTTCTGGAAAGTGTTGTGCCGGAAGATGTATATGTTCCGGTTCCGATTTCCCATGCAGTTCCATTTTCAATCGTGTAATGAACAACTGTTCCGTTTGTTACTCCTGCACTATCAAAAGTTTGATAACCAGAAACGGCAGAACCAAGCGTAATTGTGCCTGTTCCTGCCGTAGCAGTTGTCATTTTTGCACGATTGAAAACGTCAGGCATGATTCACCGAATTTATGCTACAGTGAAAGAGAAAATACCATTTGCATTCCAGATGATCTTGAAATCTGTTCCGTCTCCGGCAGATTGAGATCCATCAAAATTAATAAATGCAATTGGTGGATCATTTGCATCTGTATCATTATAAATTACAGCATAAGATGCCGTAATCGAACCGCCTGATGCTGTCCAAGTCAAATCATCTGCGTCGAATTTTGCATCATTAGTTGTCACAGTTGTAACAGCAACGTTTGCTAATGCTTGGCCTCCAGCAGTATAACCAGTTCCGGTTGATGCTTCCGTTCCAGTGATACCGGCAAGAGTTGTGTTCGTTGCATCAAATGTTGCGCTAGAATACAGCTTCACCTTATAAGTATCGCCATGAGCATTTGAGCCTTCTGCGAATAGTTTTGCTGTATGATTGTAAAGAGAAATGGTGACGGCCATCAGATCTTATCCTTCGTTGAATTTTCGCTTGATTTTGAGCGCCTTGATTTGGATTCAACCGCTATTTGGACTTTTTTTTCAAGTGGTGCAATATCAGAGATTTCGATTGCTGCGTTATTGGCAAGTGCAATTTCAGCAGTTTTGCCAGTAACCTGATCGCCCATCTTGAAATGAAAAACAGTGTGACCTTCCGGAGCGATTGAAAAATCTCTCGTCAGAAGTGCTTTCATTTTTATCTCCTGGATAATTGGGGCGGACAGAAGCCCGCCCCTATCCTGTTACGTAGCAGCGACGTTGCTGCCGACAAGCGTAGTCTTGGCGCGATGCGGCTTGTTGAGAATCGCATAGACCTTGACGGTTGCGTCGGTAGCAGTGGTGCCAACGCCGTTCATACGAACGTAACGCTTGCTGCCCTTGTAGCCGATGCCGCCGATCAGCTTGTTGTCATCGGTGTCCACCGTGACAGACAGAGCAATCGTGCCATCGACCGAATCAGCAGCCACGATAGCCGCAGCCGAAGCGGCGGCGGTGTCGTCGGCGTGCTGCGCCGTGAAGGTGAAGCCAGCGGCAGCACCAGCATCCGTTACCGTGTCGGTGGCAAGGATCAGCGTAACGGCATCAAAGCCACGGGTGTCAACCCAAGAAGTGGCCCCCGGCGTGGTGCCGGAAAGCGTCACAGTACCAAGCAGGACAACCTGCTTATTGGAAATCATATCGCGCATTCTAGGAACTCCTCTCAGCGCAAGTGATGGGGCGGCGTTATTGCCGCCCCATTATTGTTAGGCCGTGAACTCGATCAGCTTGATGGCCTCGAAGTTCACAACATCACCGCCGACACGCTTCGTGGTGTAGAATTCCACGTAAGGCTTGGCAGAGTAGGGATCACGCAGCGTACGAATTCCGAGGCGATCCACGATCTGATAGGCTTCGCGCATATCGCCAACGGCGATGGAGAGCGAATCCGTAGCCGGATCGGGCATATCCTCGAAAGAAGCAACTGGATAGCCGAGCAGCGAGGCTGGCTGACCAGCTGCGATGCCTGGAGACCAGAGATAAGCGCCATCCGAGTCCTTGAGCTTGCGCGTCAGCTTCAGCGTGGCGCGGTTCATGAACCAAGTCGCATTGGCACGATACTGCTGCTTCAGACCGTAGAGCGCATTGATCAGAACGTCTCCACCATTGGGAGCGGCAGCAAATGCACCGTTAACGCCCGTGTCGAAACGCTCGATGGTGCCTGGCAGCGTGGTGCCTGACGCATAGGTCAGGAAGCCGCGCGGCTTGTTTACACCATTGCCGGTAACGAAAGCATTGGCTTCGTCACGGGCGAACTTCTCGGCAACCTTGGAAGCAAGCCATGCTTCCATGTTGATCGAGGCGTCATCGAGGAGCTTCTGCGTAGCCTTCGGCTTTGCATAGACCTCATGCACCGGAATGCGCCACTTGCCGAGCTGCGGCGTGTTGGTTTCCGCACGGGAATCCGTCTCACCAACCCAGCCAGAAGAAGCCTCGTTCAGATCAAACAGACCTTCGAGAGCGTCAGACGAGATCACCTGAACCGAAGCGTAAGCACGCATCGGGGATGACTCAAACACCTTCATGACGATGCGGCCAGAGAGGTCAGGATTGACCACATAGCCACCATCGGGATCGGTGCCAACCGAGAGAGCCTTGCGCTCGTCCGGTCCCATGACTTCTTCGCCCTTGCGGAGGAAGGTGTCAAACGCGGCCTTGTAGCCGTCCATGTCGGCAGCGCCGAAGGAACCGATGACAGCGCCACGACGGCGAGCATTCATCGAAGCCCATTCCTGGGCCTTCTTGTCGAGATCGACGGCATTGCCACGCTCGTCGGTCACAACACGCGACTGACGCTTGGCCGCAAGAACGGCTTCGTCAGCGATCTTCTGAGCCTTTTCGAGGTCGGCCTCGATCTTCTGGAGTTTCGCCTCGGTCACGACATCTGCGCTGCCCTTCTTCTCGATCTGGGCAAGACGCTCGTCGTTGGCCTTCTTGAACTCTTCGAATCCGGCATGGAGCGCATCAACAGCGCCGATTGCCTTCTTGATTTCTTCAGACATTGAATACACCTTTGAGTTTTGTCAGTTTTGCCGTGAGGGTATCTAGCCCCTCGGTTGCTGCCGTATCCTCTCCAGCGTCTCGCTGCTTCAGTATGGCCTTGAAGCCGTGGAGCGTGATTGCTACGGCTTCTTTGCGAGAATATCCGGCTTCGCGCAGGAACTTCTCGAAATCTCTTTCAGTCGTGATCGACTTGACGTTCGTCACCTTTGCATCTGGGAGCATCGGGAAGGTGACAAGGCTGATCTCGAATAGATCGACCTCGGTGAGCTTGCGGACGCGACCATCGCCTTCCGGCATGGATTCGATGGTGCGATAACCAATGGACATGGAGTCAATTGCACCGGCACGAAGCAGAGCCATTGCCTCACGGCCTTTCTCAACTTCCTTGAGCAGACGGCCACGAACGAAAAGACCACGTTCATCCTCATAAATATCGTCCCAGACACCAATGGGTTGTGACATATCATGCTGCCACAGCATCTTGACCTTGCGAGAGCCTAGTGATTTGCGGAACGCACCGCGCTCTACAACATCCATGCCCTGATCGACAATTCCGAAGACCGATGCGTAGCCCTCGAAGACGCCATCCTGATCCGGTTCGCGCTTGAGGGTGAGAGCAACTGATTTATGCTGGATAGATTCTGACATGGATTTGTCGCCTTCCTCGCGATCTACAATATTGTTTGCCCATGATTTGCCGGGATCGCCGCCCCACAAGGCCCATGCTATGCGGCCAGCAGACGGGTATCCTTCCTCGCCGGGAGAGAATCCTTGACCCTGCTTGTCTACCTCGTGGCGGGCAAAGTAAGACTTCATGCGCTTGACGGTATCGAGTGAAAGATTGCGGCGGTTCTTGATGTCACGGGCGCGGGCGACACCGATCTCGGTTCCGCCTCGGCCAAATTCTTCCCGCCATGCAAGGCCTCGCTCGGCCTCACGAGCCATTGCCTCGGTCGGTGCAAAGCCATCTGCCTTGCCTTCCCACTTGGAAATGCAAACAGCATAACGCTGATCCTCGTCAGGAAAATCAGCCATTGCCTCCTCGTCGCTCATGCAACGGGAAATGAACTCGTCTTCGTCTTCGGTCGGGCCAGGACTAGGCATTGTTTTAATATATCACCCGTTGGTTGATTTCACAACATGGCCTCAAGGGCTTCGTCATCAATGACATAAGCGAGGGTGCATCTGCAATTGATGACCTCTTGAGCAGAGCCGGAAGGATCGCCAGGAAATTGCAAATCTGAATCGCCAACGCGAAAGGTATCATCCATGCCGACGATCTGTCCGTTTGCTTCCCGGTGAGTTTCGCGGGTGCGCTCGTCTTGTGCCGCAAGCCATTCTTTCTGCATTGGCAGACCAGTCTGCTTTGCAGCTTCCTGTGAACCATAATTCGCTGCCCCGTGCGTCTCGGTGCGGGCGATCACGTTGGCGCGGGTCGATGACAGGGAAGGCACCAGATCGAGAATCGCATCGGCAATTGCACGCTGGCCTAGTCCCTCGCTATATCCTCGATCCACGGCATTAACGATCTGGCGGCGAGTGGTTTCTGTAACCTCGGTGATGCGGCGGCGGATCATCTCCTGCTGAACGTAGCGCAATGCCAGCCGCGTCATGATCTGCGCGAAGCTCTCCTTCGTCTCTAGCGGCAATCCATGTGCCTTGCCTTGGTCTAGAATGCGAAGGCCGAATTGTGTGATCGATGCCAGAGCCATCTGGCGATAAGTTGCCTCGATGCGGTCATAGAAGCCCCGCGGCAAGGTTACCTGATTAGTCTGCAACCAATGCTCGACCATATCTTTCATCGCGGCTGCGATCTCGCGTTGTAGGCGGACGCGGAACTGAACCGTCAGGCGATCCAGCAAGGCAACTTGGCGGCGATGTTCGCGGCGCGGATTGTTATCGACTAGGCGTCGAGCCATTGCCGGTGCCATAGGCTATGGTTTTCATTTCATCGATAGTCATGTCTGGCATTGGCTCACCGGCCATTCCAAGTGGCATTTCAGCACTGGAAACGAACAGTACATCGCCACCTTCGACCGGCCCGTAGCCCTTGATCGCACGCCGCTCGTTAATTGTCAGGTCTTTGCTGGCGTCAGCCATTTGCCACATTGATAGGCGTTTTTCTGCAATGGCAGGGATTGAATCAATATCTGGCTTGATGCTGACGCCATAGAGTGAACCGAGCCATGCGTTCCAATCATGGACGATCATATCGAGCAACGGGAGCGCGGTGTCTTCCCAGAAGGCAAGTCGCGCCTCGGCATAGTTTGCATATGTATTGTCGCCGGGGATGCCGAGAAGCTGTGGTGGCACGCCAAAGGCTAGGGCAACGTCACGAGATGATGCGAACTTGGCTTCGATGATACCCATGTCGGTGGGTGATAGACCCATCTGCTGCCACTCTAGACCGCCTTCCAAGAGCATTGGTCGGCCAGCATTTACAGAGCCAGAATATTGCTCCTCGATCTGGGCTTTCAGCCTGTTGAAGTTCTCATCGGCAAGCGTGCCGCCATCCTTGACGGTGAGAGCGCCGGATGGTCGAGCAGAGTTCTGGAGCAGCGATTGCATCCACGACATGGATTCGTTGTTCTGATCGAGCGCATATGCCCCTGCCTCGATGGGTGACATGCCATACCAATCGTTCAGCGGGTTAAATAGTTTGATATGCCGCACATCGCTCGTTAGTGTGCGAGGATCAACGTCCCATCGAGTGGTGTTCTGGCCTACCTTGTAGATATAGGCCGCAGGAACGCCATTAGAAGATGGCAAGATCGACATGCGGTCTGGCCGGAGCTGGTAGAGTTCCTTGACCTCGGAGCCTACCATGAACCGCTCTTCGTAGCCGTTTCCAGCGATCATCAGGAACGATACTTTCGCACGCACGTAATCGCCATACGATTGTATCGGGTTCGGGCGGCGCAGTAGCGTGAGCAGCGGGTGATCTGTTAGTTCCTGTTCGCCGCGGTAGACGCCTAATTTGACCGATGCAATAGCATCAGCAATTCGATTTATTGATTGATAAGCAACGACATTCTTGCCGTATGCCTCGCGGGCGAAGGATTCGTAATTGCGCGGCGACCAAACTGGTTGACCTGGATTCATGACCAGCAGTTTTGATGCTTGGCTTTCCTTGCGCTCGGTGCGGCGAAAAATGTCAAAAAAACCCATTATTGACCTCATAGGGTGCGAATTGCAGGAGTAGCCTGCGGCGCTGTCAAATCGGAAATAGCACTCATGGTTGCGTCTATCATATCATCGTGGGTTCCGTTTGGGAACACGGCGGCCTCAGAGAGGAAATCTGCAAGATGAGGGGTCGAGCGCATCAGGTAGACATTTCCGGATTGGATGTATGGAGCGGCGTCGAAGGCGCGGGATACTTTGTCGATGTTGCGCTGGATCGGCACAATCGGGATGCCCTCGCGCTTGAGCTTCTGGATCAGGCCGGTGCCGCTTACCTTGTCCTCGACCTTGAAGGCTCGGAGCGGCCCATGATACGCCTGGGAATGATGCTTCTGCCAGAAGGCACGAGCCATTGTTTCCAGTTCAGGGGCTTCCCACTTGCCGCGCACCATGTCGAGCATAACCATTTGATTGTCTTGCGTAAGTCCCCAACATTGGAACACCGAATAGTCATTCTGCTCCTTTGTCTTTTGCGCGGTGTCGGCATAGATCGCGCGATGCTTGATGGGTGGCATGGCGTCAAAGAAGCGCCACCATTCATCCTTGAAAATGCCACCACCAAGTGGGGCGGGGCGTTGCATGTATTGACCGGCGAAAACGTATGGGCTGGTGAGTTCGAGGCGGTCTAGCATCTCTGGCGGGAATTGTTCGGGCCAGAAGGATTGGCCGGATTCGTCACGAGCTGGGATGACGAGATGCTCCCACGGTTCTCCTGATCCACCGTTGATCAGCCAGCCGGATAGGTCTTCCTCGTGGAGTCGCTGCATGATGATGATGATCGGTCCGTCTGGCTTGTTGAGGCGGGATTGGATTGTCGATTGATACCAGTCGATCACTGACTGGCGCATCACGGTCGAGGTGGCTTCGCCAGCCTTGTGCGGGTCATCGATGATGATGGCACCACCGAATGTCGGTCTCATCTTGGAAGCACCATAGCCGGTGATCGTACCTTCCGCGCCGGTAGCATAGACGATGCCTCCAGCGGTGGTGCGGAACTCATCCTTTGCCTTGCTGTCTTCCTGGAGCTTGAGCCACGGAAAGACGAGGCGATAAGCCTCGTGCTGCATCATGGCGCGGATGTCATATGCGTTGGATGTGGCTAATCGTTTGGAATAGCTGGCATGGATGAATTCGGAATCTGGAGCTAGCCCCATAGACCATGCAATAAATGCCTTAACGGCGATCTCGGTCTTGCCGGATCGAGGTGGCACATTGATGATCAGGCGATTGGTGCGGCCCGTATAGACGCGCTCCAAGGCTTTGCAGATACGGGCTTGGTGCCAGTTGTCGAGCATGTCGATGTTGCGCTTCGAGCGGAACATGTAGCGGGTAAAGTTGTGCAACCGCGCCGCCAGAAGCGCATAATCATTCGCCTTCAGCATCTTGAATCTTGTTCAATGCTATAAGGACTGCTTGCTGAATCGGGGCTTGCTGGAGCGATCCATCTTCGTTGGAGATGTCGATTGTCTCACGCCAGCGGGCTTGCGTCTTGAGCCAGAAGATCATTGCGGTTGTGTCGCCGTCCATTGCTTTCTTGTAAAGCCGACCGGCAATGGATGCGTTAGCCTGGGCCTTGGCGGTATCAAGTTCATCTCGATAGTATTTAGTCAATGTCTCGGTTGACATACCGAGAACCTTGGCAAGCGTAGGCTGCGGCGTGCCGACGAGCGTATGAAGTTGCACTGCCTTGGCGATTTCTTCGCTGCGGCCTATCTGGGGGCGACCTACTTTGTTTTTGATAGGAGCTGGTTCGTCGGTCATCTGGATGCTTCAAGTTCCGCACGCTTGGCTGCAATTGCATCGGTGTAAGATCCGGATGCGTCCTTCTCCCAGTCGTAGCGTGAGGTGGCAACGTCCTCAAATGTCTGGCCGTTTGATTCCAGCGTGGCTTTCTGGCCGGTGAAGTCCTGCCAGCGTTTGACGATCACGTCGCAATACTTGGGGTCCAGTTCCATCAGGCGGGCTTGGCGATTGGTCTTTTCGCAGCCGATCAGCGTGCTGCCGCTGCTGCCGAACAGGTCAAGCACGACCGCGCCGCGCCGGGTGGTTTTGTCCAGCGCCTCCTCGGACAGGGCGACCGGCTTCTGTGTCGGGTGAACGTAGGTGGACGCGCCGTCTTTGTTGATTGTCCACACCGAACCGATGCGCTTGCCACACAGTTCAGCGCCACGGTGCCACACAAGGGCGACCTCGTAGTCGCTACTGAAGGTGCGCTTCAGGTCGCCAATGCCGCCACCTGGCTTGTGCCAAATAACGATATTTGTTGGGTATCCGAACCCGCTGAACATCTCAATCCACTTTGTCTGGACTTTCCAGCTCGTCCAGACAAACACCCACCCCGTGGAGAACATTTCAACAATCGGCGTAATGTCCAAGAACTGGTCGTCGTTTGCCAGCACATCGAACTTCTGGGACTTTGTGCGCATGTTCGACTGGTACTCGACTCCATAGGGCGGGTCCGTGAAAACCATGTCGGCCTTGCAGCCCGCCATCAGTTTGTCCACCGCGTCCACCGACGTGCTGTCACCACACATCAGCCGATGCTTGCCGAGCACCCACACGTCACCCAGCACTGTGACAGCGCGGGCAGGCGTTTCCGGCACTGCGTCTTCATCGGTGAGTCCTTCTATTTTCTCGGCCAACAGGTTGCCAAGTTCGCTTGCATCAAATCCGGTGAGGCTCAGGTCAAAGTCGAGCGCTTGGAGATCGCCAAGTTCCACCTTGAGCAGCTCTATATCCCATCCGGCATTTAGCGCCAGCTTGTTGTCAGCGATAACATAGGCGCGGCGCTGTGCCTCTGTGAGGTTGTCAAGAACGATGCACGGGGCTTCCTTGATGCCGAGCTTGCGGCCAGCCATGACGCGCCCGTGGCCCGCTATGATGCCTCCCTCGGCGTCGATCAGGACGGGATTGGTCCAGCCGAATTCCTTGATAGATGCTGCGATCTGCGCCACCTGGGCGTCGGAGTGAGTTCGGCTATTGCGGGCGTATGGGATCAAGGATTCGATGGGGCGATATACAATCTGAAGATTATTGGATTTATCTTTCTTGCTCGCAGACATTTTTTACCATCTGGTCAGTTTTTTAGTTGCGGAAAATTGCAACATTTGCACAAATAACAACAAAAAAGCCCCGCCACAAGGGCAGGGCTTAAGTTGCGTGGCAGGGAGGAAAACGGGAGAACCACGCGAGAAGGCTAACACATCATGGCGTCACGAGCAAGAAGGCATATGTGAGGCCGTAGACCGCGGCCAGAAGCAATGCGACCTTGACAAGCTGCAAGGCTAGAAAGGCTATATCGCGGATCATGAGCGCACCTCGTAGAAGGAAAGATCGAATCCGTAGTAGGGTTCTGCCACAACCTTCCCTGATAAAGCGTTAAGGCTGGCATCGACGGCCCAGTCATATGGGCCAGCCTCGAAGCAGACGGACCAGCAATTGATCTGGTCATGGTGCCGGTCTTCGCCTGGGGCGCTGATGGCGCACTCGATGTCGGGCTTCATTCCCTCGGCGGTAGCCTTAGTGCGGCAGAGCGCATAGACTCCAAGAGCTGCTGCGTGGGGGCTAATGGCGGTCTCGATAGCCGTTGCTACGAGGCGGATGAATTCTGTGTCGGTCATTGGATTGCTCCTTTAGGCTGGGCGGTTAGCGTAGATCGAGGGAGACATGGAATAGCGGCCATCCGGTGAGCAGACCTCTACGCCATCGTAGGTGCAAATGCCGCGCTTGGAGACGCGCCCGTGCTTGTCTTCGAGGGTGATCTGCTTAGGCGTGCGGGCGATGACGGTCCAAGCAAAGATGCACTCGTGGTCGCAAGCGGAGCGTGCGGTGTAGGTCTGGCCGATCTGGAAGGTTGTGGTCATTGGATGTTCCCCCTCACGACCATTTATCGACGCGGCGGATGCGCTCAAAACAAACCTCGTTGAGGAGCTTTCCGTAGGGCGAGAGGGGATGGCCCTCGATGCGCGAGGCGATAAGGCATTGGGCGATTCCATCTGCCCAGCTATTCTTGCCATTCTTGGCGTGGAATGTAATGGGGTGGGTGCGGTAGGCGGGGTCATTAAGTTGGGTGGTCATTGGGGGTTCCTCCTTGGGGATGGGTGGGAGGGGCCGAAGCCCCTCTGTTGGTTAGGCGGCCTGTTCGGCCCGGAAGTTGGTGAGATCGGCGTGGCCGAATGTGATGGCATCGCGCTTAGCGCGTTCGATGCCAGCTTCGGGCGACTTGCGCCAAGTGAAGCATTCCAGAACCGAGCCATCGGCGCGGTCTGCGAGGATGCGGTAGGTAGTAGCGGAAGCGAGAAGCATGTGGCCCTCCGGGGCTTTGGGCGCTGGCGGGATTGCCGCGCCTCTCTCTATGCAGCTGATCCTATACATCTTGCAGATTGTTGCAAGCGGAATGTTGCAGGAATCTGCAAAAATCGGCCTTTGGAATTAAAACCATATTTAATTCAGGCCAAAAACCTTATTTCTTGGCAAAATTAGCCTTTATTATCAATGATTTAGCCTGTTCTAAGGTCTATTAAGGCATTTATGGGTACGATTTCAGGGGGTCTGGGAGGGGGTCTCCCAAGGAAGGGGTGCCATAGACCTATGAGAGAGAGTGTAGTCATATATATAATAATAGATAATATTACTCTCTCTTTATAAGAACACTAGTGTTTGCTAGGGTTTCTTCGACTTCAATTCGGGGACAAGCGGCGTTGATTAAATGCTGCCGATAATAGGTCTACCGCATTAGGATGGCCTGATTGCCCCTTAGCACCGGCCAAGGATCAAGCCAGGCGCACCGCCAGCGGCAAAGTCTAAGTGTCAGGCATAGAGATGGCCCTTAGCCTAGAAGGCCATTCTACGGCCTTCTAAACGGGTCTAGGTTACGTAGGGTAATGTTATGGGTAAAGGCTTGGTTAGTTGACGCTAGGTCAATACTCCGGCGCAATCGTTACGCAGCCGGAACAAACCACGCCATGCGAGGTCTGCCCCGCTTGCCTTCGTTGACGTTACGGCACTCGCATCCGTAGTTCGAGGCCAGCTTCTCCATGACTGCCTTCTGACGGATCGGCTCCAAGGCGGCGAACTTCCTCACCCGCTTCTCCAGCTCTGCCTCGGTGACGCCCTTCAGACCCGCCTTCTGGATTTTGGCAAAGCACGCCTTCACCGCTGCCTGGTGGTCGCTCTCGGCCATGTTCTCCTTGAACATGTCTATCGTGCGGCCAGAGTAGAACCGCACATAGTCGATAGCCCAGCGCATCGGGTCCGGGCCGATTTCGGTCTGTCCCATAGATCGGGCGACAATCAGGCTGATCCGCATTGCAATTTCGCGCGAGCGGTTGTGCATCGCCTCAAGGCCGGATTCGTTCTCTGCCTTGATTGCGGCCAGCAGCTCGGCCTCGTAATCCCGTAACAGGTCTAGGGCTTCGCGGGTGAACTGCACCACCACCGGATTCGGCGGCAGATCGGCGCTGTCGGTGCCTGACAGGTTCCCCTCACTGGAATAGGCCGTTGCTGCTTCACGGAGCCAATCCTTGATGCGGTCGCTGATTCCTACCATGCGCCGTTCCTGGCTCATCTGTGCGCCGATCTCCGACTTCACGATCAGGAAGCGGTTAAGTAGACCGCTAGCCACATCGCCCCCGGAGATCGCCCCGTAGAATTCGGATGGCGTGGACATGCCCAGTAGCGTCAGGGATGGGCGGCGAATGACCTTCTCGAAGGATTCCTGCTGTTCCTTGGTCAGACCCAGCGTGGCGTAACCCTGCGGCCTCAGAGCGCCGTCTTGCCGGCCGAATGCCTCCATAATCGCAGTCAAGGAATCGGCCTTGTGTTGCATGTTTCGATTGGCGGCAGACTTCAATGCGCGGCCAAGTTCATCGATCACGGCAACGTGCGTTGGCCGAGACAGAAGCGCCGAGAAGACACCGCTGGCGCTGGTATAGCCTGACGGGCCGATCAGGTTGCCAAGATTGGCCGCATCGAGCATGGCCTCGATCACCGTCTTCGCGTGTTCCTTGCCGCAGCCGGTTTCACCGATGTTGAGGAGGTACAGGCTGGTGAAGTTGCGTTGGGAAGTAGTCCAGCGCCGCCCCATTGCAACAGAGCCGAGCGCGATGGCGGTCTGGACTGCGAACTGCGGTTGCGTCTTGATGGCAGTGGTTTCGTAATAGTTCACCACATCCTGTAGAATGCCGGGGATCGAGAGCAGATGTTCGGGAATAGCGGCCAGCGGGTTGTCTGGTGGGGCCACGCGGCGGCTGGGGATGATGTTATTCGCGACAGTTGCCCCGTGGGCGATATGCTCGGCATCCTGGGGGCCATAGGAATAGGCCGGATCGGTGTTGAGGTTCAGATATGCTGCCGCAGCCTTGACCGCATCGCGCACGTTTCCGGCGTGCTCGCAGTGGGTGTAGAGATCGAAGCAATCGAAGCTATGGGCCGAATCGAAGGGATCGGAACCGTGGTGGCTGTAAGCCGTGCCATCCTCGAACAGGATCACGCCAGCGATGCCTGATTTGGAATTCGGACTCAGGAACCGATCCTTGGCGGTCTGCCGGTAGCCGTATTGTGGCAAAAGCTGGGCCATCGAGTGCGCGGCATTATAGGCATCGATGACGCTGGTGGCCTCGGATTGAACACGTTTCCGCAGCGGGGCTTGGAGCTGGGGCTTGGGTTTCCACGGGCAAGCATCGAGGAATTGCCCCCGGAACCGGTCCCATTGGTCCCAGATTATTTGCAACGGCTCCGGCAGCATGGGCAGATCAACGTAGGACGGGCCGTCCCAGTAGTAGGATTGCATGGTATCGGGATGAAGCGATGGCGGCAGAACGTCCTGTACTGGACCGCCACGAAACTCGAAGACCACCGATGAGCCTTTGCCATCTGGGTTCGGCCACGCGATCTTATGCGTCTTGAGATCATCGCGATGGGCGCGGAAAATAGCCTTGCCTCGACCGGGGCGACCTACGATTCGCGGGGCTTTGGCAAGGATGGCATCTAGATCGAGACCTAGTGCAGTGAAGGCAACTCGGCTCCACTCAAGATGGTCGATGTCGATGGCACAGGTGCCGGAAGCGGAATGAAGAAGGCCGACATTGTGCGTAGGGTTCGCCTTGTAATAGCGCACGGCATCGTCGGGCTGACGCAATGCCCGTTCCGGCTGTTGCCAGTTATAATTCGTAGGAGCCTTGGAACCGGCTGGGATCGTCACCAAAGCCCAGCCGAGTTCCGTGTAGTGTTTAACGCTCGCAAGAATATCCACGTGATTCCCCTTCTTCAGATCGCCTTTTCGTTGTCCAGCGGCTCTCCACGCAGATATTTCGATAGACGGTCGATGGTGCCAGAATATGCACCACGCTGGCCGGACTTCAGATTCTTGATAGTGTTGTAGGACAGACCGGTATCCCTGGCGATGTCACTTGTCGGCTTGTCTTTGATTTTATTAACGATTTCCTCGATTGTTAGCATGGTGAAAGCCCTTTCTTGTGGCTGTCTGGGGATAGATTGCAATTTTCTTATTGCAAATGTTTCATTTTTTTGCAATAGCTCACCGTGTTGAGAAAGAGAAGGAGGTGCGAGATGCACATCAACAGTAACGTCGAAGCCCTATGCGGAGGGTGGTTAGAAGCCAAACGCCGCGAGGCGGAAGCTATCAAGGCCCGTCACCAGATAGAGGAGCAGCTGACCCAAGCCCTCGAAGTCAAATCAGAAGGGTCGCTAACTCACAAACTGGATCACTACAAAGTCACGCTCACGCAGCCGATTTATCGGAAGCTCGACGTGACGAAGTGGGATGGCGTCAAGACTAGCATCGGTCAGGAGTTCTGGCCGATCAAGATCATCACCGAAGCTGATCCATCGGGCTGCAAGTGGCTCGCAAGGGAGCGGCCTGATCTCTGGGCGATGATCGCCCCGGCATTTATTGTGAAGCCGGGGAAGATAAGCGTCGAGGTCACGCAGCGGGAGACCGAAGCATGAACAGCGTATCGCTGCAGGCAGCGATGGATAGCCTAACTTACGCTCGCGATAATCTCGCGGCGGCAAGCAAGGATCGAAACAATCGCAACATTTATTTGCGATTGGCAAAAGAAAATGTTCGCTCGGCAATGCGCGAACTTAAAATGTCACGCATAACGATGGAGGAAGTAGATGGCGATTGATCTGAAGAATTTGTCCAAGCCACAAGGCCAGCGGCCTGTCATCATGACGCTGTTCGGCGAAGGCGGCATGGGCAAAACCACGCTGGCTGCAATGATGCCGAAGCCGGTGTTCATCCGCACGGAGGACGGCACGACCAGCTTGGTTGGCAATGACGATGTATCGTTGTTTCCTCTGGCGACGAAGAGCCAAGACGTGCTTGAAGCCATCGAGGCGCTGGCAACTCAGAAGCACGACTTCAAGACGCTCGTGGTTGATTCCATCACACAACTTGCGACGATGATCGAATCCGAGATCGTCGCCGCTGATGCAAAGGCAAAGAGCATCAATCAAGCCGGTGGTGGCTACGGGGCGGGATACAATACCGCTGCCGAACGTCACCGATTGATCCGTGAATGGGCGGGTGCCTTGGCCTATGACAAAGGCATGAACATCGTCTTCATCGGTCACGCCGATACGGAGACCTTGGACTTGCCAGACTATGATCCCTATGCACGGTATACGATTCGCATGCACAAGCGGTCGATTCCTCACTATACCGACAATTGCGATCTGGTCGGCCTGATCAGGCTTAAAACCTACACCAGCGGGACGGGCGACAAGAAACGTGCGATCTCGACCGGCGAGCGGGAGATAATCTGTCACCCGCAAGCTGCATCCGTCACAAAAAACCGCTTCGGCATTGACAAACCCATTGCATTTACCTTCGACGGTGGCAACCCGTTCGAAGCATTCGTTTCCAAATAACAACAGGAGAACTGACATGAAACTTTCTGGATTTAACGCTGCTGCTATCGAGCCGTCAGCACCACGTACAACGCTCCCCGCGGGCAAGTATAAGGCAGTCATCACTGCAAGCGAGGAGAAACCTAACAAGGCCATGACCGGCTCGATGCTGAAACTGACGCTGCAGGTGATCGAGGGGCCGCATCAGGGGGCTATGGTGTTTGACCAGCTCAACATCAACAATCCAAGCAAGACCGCGATGGAGATCGCAGAACGCACACTCTCTGCGATCTGCCGGTCGGTTGGTGTGATGCTGCCCCAGGAATCGAGCGACCTTCACAACAAGCCATTGATGGTGACGGTGAAGGTCGAGAACACCGAACAATACGGAGCACAGAACAGGGTAAGCGGATATGAACCCTGCGAAAGTGCAGCCGCAGCCGCGCCACCGCAAGCAAGCGCAACAGTCCCACCTTGGAAGCGGTAATATAAACGAGGGGGCGGGTTTAGGCTCGCCCCTTATTTTTCAACGAGGGAACCATGTGGACAGAAGCAAAAATCAAGCAAGCACTGGATGGCAATTTCTGGTTTTTTGATCAGGAAGGGAAAATACACCGTAAATTCGTTGAAAACGATTGGGTGCCATCATTCAAAAACAACGCACCATTTGCGGCTGTTGTGAAATCGGAAAGCTCGATCAAATGGTCAGATGAAAGTTATGATCTGATTCTGGAGATGCGAGAAGATAAAATGTCATGGCCGATGATCGCTGATATATTCCAGGCTCCGGTATCGACATTGACTGATTATGTGAAGCGCATGAAGCGGCGTCGATCACTTGAAGCATTCAAGAAAAAATCGGCCATCAAGATAGAAGAGATTCGCCGCATGAAAGCAGCTGGCTGGGATTACGCTCGCATCAAGTTGGAGACCGGCTATCATAAACAACTTATAATGGATGTGCTGGAGGAATAAATGAAACTCGACATGACACCGGCAATCGTCAAGGCGATCTATAAATCCTATGAAGACCGCCGCAAGCAACCTCATAGGCCGCATCTTGGAGGAAGCCAGATCGGTAATTCCTGCTCCAGGTCTTTGTGGTATCAGTTTCGATGGACATGGCGAGAATTGCACGAAGGCCGAATCTTGCGATTATTTGAGACTGGCGACCGCGAAGAAGTGCGAGTGATCCAGAACCTTCGCGCTGCCGGTTGCACAGTCTGGGAGCGAGACCCTGAGACTGGAATGCAGCCGCGCTTTGCGGCACACGGTGGGCATTTTGCCTTGAGCCTCGACGGTGTGCTTGAAGGATTGCCGGAAAGCACAAAGCCTCACACGCTTGAAGTAAAGACCATGAATGAAAAGAACTTCAAGACCTTGACCAATCTTGGCCTTGAAAAGGCGAAGCCGGTCTATTGGGCGCAGTGCCAGATCGGCTTGCATTTGAGCGGGATGGAACGATGCCTGTTCATTGCGGTCAATAAGAATAACGATGAGATTTATGCGGAACGGATTCGCCCCGACAAGGCATATGCGGAGGGACTGCTCGCAAAAGCCGACAAGGTTATCTTTGCCAATAAGCCGCCATTGAAACTGAATAATGATCCGGCTTGGTTCGAGTGCAAGTTTTGCTCATATCATTCAATCTGCCACGGTGACCAAATGCCAGAATTGAATTGCCGCACTTGCGCATTTTCCACCGCAGAAAAAGATGGGAGCTGGTCATGCGCCAGGCACAAGAAAACGCTGGACGAGATCGAGCAATACACGGGTTGCGGCGATCATATCTATATTCCTGACCTCGTGAAGTTGCCGATACATGATACTGGCGAGGATTGGGTTGAGTATGTGACCGAGGAAGGCGAAGTGGTGCGGAATCACAAGGGGAGGATGGGGAAGTGACAGTCCATTACCATGGCACGCCACTGACGCCGCGTGACCAGTTGTGGCTCATGGCTGGAAAGAATTTTTGCGTTTCATATGCTAATCCCGCAGATGCTGATATTTGCCTGCGGATCGGCCAAAGCGTGATGTGGGACAACGGCGCGTTCAGCTTGTTTACCAAGGGCAAGGCCGTGGATTGGACAGGATACTATCGCTGGCTTGAAAACCGCCTTGGTCATCCGCATTGGGCAGTTATCCCTGACGTTATTGACGGCGATGTGGAAGACAACGCTCATCTGGTGAAAGAGTGGCCGCATCGCAAAGAACTTGGCGCACCTGTGTGGCACATGGCTGAACCTTTCGAAACCCTTTTGGACTTCGCACAGGAGTTTCCAAAGGTCTGCTTCGGCTCATCCGGTGCCTATTGGCAAGTGGGGTCTGACGCATGGTGCAGGCGAACTGATGAGGCATTCAACGAACTTGGACGTCGTGGTCCGATTCCGTGGATACATATGCTTAGAGGCATGGCAGTAGCTGGAAAGCGGTGGCCATTTGCAAGCGTTGATAGCGTGAACGTGGCCCGAAACTACAAAGACACGAACTCCTGCCCCGAGGCAATGGCTCGCGTCATTGATGCCGTGCAATGTCCAATTAAATGGAAAACCCAACCAGAACAAATGGAACTCATCGCATGAGAATTGCAGTCTTCCTTGCTTATCTCGCAACCATCCCGTTGGCTAACTGGCTAATTGGCAATGTCGGGACTTTCTGCGTTCCAAACGGCCCGTGCCTCGTTCCGGTAGGGTTTGGCTTGTCTGCCCCGTCTGGTGTTCTGATGATTGGCGCGGCGCTGGTGCTGCGTGATGCGGTGCAGCAGTTGCTGGGCGTCCGGTGGGCATTCGCGGCCATTGCGGCAGGCGTGGTGCTGTCAATCCTGGTTGCCCCTCCTGCGCTGGTAATCGCTTCGGCGGTGGCCTTCGGCATCGCTGAGTTGATGGACCTCGCGGTTTACACTCCGCTGCGGAAGCGTAATTTGCCGCTGGCCGTGCTAGCTTCCGGCGTGGTAGGTGCTGTTGCAGACTCGGCGGCGTTCCTGTGGCTAGCCTTCGGTTCGCTGGAGTTCATGGGCGGGCAGCTGCTGGGTAAGGTGTGGATGACAGTCATTGCCGCTGCGTTTTTGTGGACATGGCATAATAATAAAGCCGCCAATGCTTGACCTCCGCCCCTATCAACGCTCCGCCATCGATGGCCTGTATGATTACTGGGCCAGCAAGAAAGGCGACAACCCATTGATCGTCGCACCGACTGGATCAGGCAAGAGCCTCATCATCGCGCATCTGGTCAAGGATGCAATGTCGTTTCCCGGAACGCGCGTCTTGATGCTGACGCATGTCAAGGAACTTCTTGAACAGAATGCAGCGGAACTGCTTAACCTTTACCCAGAGGCCGATGTAGGTTTCTACAGTGCAAGCCTCAAGAAGAAGATACTAGACCGATCAATAACCTTTGCTGGCATTCAATCGATTCACAAGCGTGCGTTTGATATGGTCCCGGCTCCTGACCTTGTGATCGTAGACGAATGCCATCTTATTCCGCGCACGGATAGTACGCGCTACAACAAGTTTCTCACCGATCTCAAGATTGCGAATCCCGGCGTGAAGATCGTCGGCCTCACGGCAACGCCATATCGGCTTGACAGCGGCTGGCTCCATAAGGGGGAAGGAGCCATCTTTGATGGCATAGCCTATGACATTCCAGTTGCTGACCTCATGGAGCAAGGATTCCTGGCTCCAGTTATTAGCAAGGCTGGCGCACGCAAGATCGATCTCTCCGAGGTCGGTCATCGAGGTGGAGAGTTCATTGAAAGCGAGCTTGCCAAGGCGGCATCCGATCCAGAACTGGTAAAAGAAACCGTGGCCGAAATCGTGGCTTATGGTGCAGATCGCCGCGCTTGGCTGATCTTCGCTTGCGGTGTAGTTCATGCCAATATGCTACGCGATGAATTCCAAGCGCACGGCATTGAATCCCATGTCGTGACTGGGGCTGATAGCATGACAGAGCGAACCGACAAGATCGAGCGGTTCCGGCGCGGGGAATTCAAGTGTCTGATTAACGTCAACGTGCTGACAACGGGCTTCAATGTGCCACATGTCGATCTGATCGGCATAGTACGAGCAACCGAGAGCGCAGGATTATACGTCCAGATCGTCGGACGAGGCACTCGCATTGCTCCCGGAAAGGTTGATTGCCTTGTGATGGATTACGGCGACAATGTGATCCGTCATGGATTCATTGACAAGGTGAAGCCGAAGATCAAAGGAAAGGCCGAAGATGGCGAAGCACCATGCAAGGAATGCCCTAGCTGCCAGACCATCCAACATGCCGCAATGCGGAATTGTGTTGTCTGCGGTTACGCTTTCCCGCCACCTGTTCTCAACCACGGAAATCGAGCCTATAGTGGGGCCATGATCTCGACCCAGGTACAAGCCGAATGGGCTGAAGTTGTTGATGTAGGCTATTCCCGCTGGCACAAGGAGGGAAAGCCAGATAGCATCCGCGTGACCTATTATTGCGGTCTAATCAAGGTTTCAGAGTGGCTCTGCCCGGATCACGGTGGTTATGCCGCCGAGCGTTACATCAAGCGCAAGCCAGCACTTGGTGCCAATGCCAACACTACTGAGGAAGCATTGTTAGAATGCGATCATTGGAATAGACCAAAAAGAATCAAGGTAAAGCCGAGCGAGAAAAATGATAAATTCTATGAGATCGTTCAACTCGACTACACACCACGAAAGCATCTCACACCAGAAGAACGTGCAGAACTCCTCGAACCGTTATTCTGATGCGTGCGCAAATTGCATGAGCCTGTACGATGGTCGATATTGTACTTATTGGCGCGATATTGTGCCTGATAAAATATTGCAGGAAGGCTGCGAAAAACGTGACCAATTCCCTCCCTTTTGAACACGCCGAACAAATCGGTTTTGTGCAATGGTTCAGAGCAAGATGGCCGCGTGTGCTGATTTTCGCCATACCTAATGGTGGCAAGCGCAATATTGCAACTGCAAAGCGGCTTCACCGAGAAGGCGTGGTCCCAGGAATCCCTGATCTATTTATCCCGGCATGGGGAATATGGATCGAAATGAAACGGAAAAAAGGTGGAAGGCTATCGCCAGAGCAAAAAGCGGTGGTTCAATACTTGGAAAGCATAGGCCATCAAGTCATCGTAGGTTATGGTGCTATGGACGCGAGCGACAAATTATTGCAATTGTTGAAAATGGATGGGGCGGCTGACGAAGGAGGACGCCGCCGCCCCGAGACCCAATGACTGCGAGCGGTGCCATAAAGGTCGGCTCGGATTGTATCAAATAATGAACGGAGAAACAATATGAGAAACCTCATTATTGCGATGAGCCTGATTTTTGCAAATACGATTCCAGCCACTGCCTCTGACGCCACCGCACTGGTAACAGCCGCGGCCAAACGGCACCGCGTGCCGGTTGATCTGGCGCTGCGTATAGGAAGGGCGGAGAGCGGGCTACAGTGCCATCGCCATAACAAGAGCGGTGCCAGTGGGCCATTGCAGATCATGCCATCCACGGCCCGCGCTATGGGCTACAGAGGGCCATCGATCAGGCGAGCCAGCTGCGCGGTCCAGACCGAATGGGGAATGCGGCATCTAGCTATGTGTTATCGAGGGGCCAAAGGTAATTATCGAATTGCTGCCGCTTGCCACTACCAAGGCGTCAGTGCTCTCCGTCGGGTCACCCGAGCGGGTGCAGCCTATGCGCGGCGGGTGGCCCGGTAATGGCAAACCCCTATCTGATCACCGGCCCGGCGCTCATCTCGTTTTCGGGTGGGCGCACCAGCGGCTACATGTTGAAGCACATCCTCGACGCACACGGCGGCATTCTGCCGGAGGATGTGGTTGTCACCTTTGCCAACACTGGCAAGGAGCGTGAGGAAACCCTGCGCTTTGTCCACGACTGCGCCACGCATTGGAACGTCAAGGTTTATTGGCTGGAGTACCGACTGGGCGATACGCGGTTTGAGGAGGTTGGGTTCAATTCTGCATCGCGCGACGGGCGTCCGTTTGCCGACCTGATCAAAAAAAAGAATTACCTTCCGAACAGCGTCACAAGGTTCTGCACATCCGAACTCAAAATCCGCGTCATGCGTGACTTCTGCAAGCAGGCTATGGGGTGGCGTAATTGGACGAACGTCATTGGCCTTCGCTACGACGAAGGCCACCGCGTTCTGAAGGCGCTGGCGGCAAACGACAGCGGCAAGCAGCCTTGGCGGAATGTGATGCCGATGTCGAAGGCCAAAGCTACCAAGCGCGACGTGATGGCGTTCTGGGCGCAGCAGCCGTTCGACCTGCAACTAAAGCCCTACGAGGGCAACTGTGACCTCTGCTTCCTTAAAGGTCGCGCCAAGCTGCAGGCGCTGATGCGCGAGAACCCTGGCATGGCCGACTGGTGGGCGGCGCAGGAGGCCAGCGTCAAGCCGGGCAGCGGCGCCCGCTTCATCACCGAGCATTCCTACGCCGAGCTCTTCGATCAGGTAGACCGGCAGGGGTTCCTATTCGCAGACGTTGATGACGAGCACGACGCCGAGTGCGGGCTGATCTGTGCGACTGAGGAGGCAGCATGACCCGCGAGCCCACCCTCGAGGCAGTGAACCGCGCACTGGCGATCCAGGTGCAGCAGCTGATGGCCGACCTGCGGGAGGCCGACGCACATATTCGGCGGCTCTACGCAGAGCTCATGGAAGCCCGCCGCCAGGCGGATCTGGAAAGGGGGCGAGGATGACCGATATTGTTGAAACGCTGCGTCAAGGTTCGCTGAGCAAAGACGATTACAGGTGGGAGGCCGCTGACGAGATTGAGCGGCTGCGGGCGGCGCTGAAACTAATTGCAGACGGCAAGGAAACTGAGCCAAGAATACTTGCAAGCGCCATGTTGGAGGGGAAGTGATGACTGACACCTTGATAGTAGACCCGCCACAAGGTTGGAAATACGGATTTCCAAAACCCGTGCCGGATGACCGCCGCCACGACATCATCGCGTGGATGGTGGAGCAGGGTTATCCGCGCAGGATCATCGACGAATGGACTGAGGGGCATTTCCCGGTGCGGTGTTGGTATGAGGAGGCTATTCCTCGACCACCCGCTTGAAGCCAAGGCGTGAGAGCACGTCGGCGATGTGACGCCCCAGCAGCTCGACGGCTTCTTCATCTAATACTGGCAGCAGATCTACCACTCACGGCTATTGCGGCCTTGCTGGAGAATTGAGGAGCAACTATGACTGACATTCTGAACGAACGCGAAAAGACGCATGGCTCTTACGCCAGTACGGCAGCGATGGCACAGCAGCTCAAGGATTGCTTCAAGCAAGGCCAAAACTGGAGAGAGATGGACGATGCGCACCGCGAGTCCCTCGATCTGATCGCCACCAAGATCGCCAGGATTTTGTCAGGCAACCCGAATGACAAAGACCATTGGGTCGATGTGGCAGGATACGCCAATCTTGTCGTTCGGTGGCTTACACCACCGGCTGACCCCTGAACCAAGCCGAGCCATTGATGACGCGGCAGAATTCCGGTTCGAGCAACATTCCGCTGTCTGCGAAATGTAGCACCACAAAGCCCTGTGACCAGTTTACAGGATTGTCCTCGGCGTAGGCGTACTTGTCGTTATCCGGGCCAAAGTCTGAAAGCGTGCCTGTTTCGATGCCCCATCGCAAGCCATTATAGTCGGCGAACATGGTGGCTTGCAGCCTATGCGTGTGGCCGGTGATAATAGTCTTGCCGCTCTTGAGAACGTTATTGTACCCACCATGCACGCCTTGATGGTTGCGGTGCTTGACAACCGTGTTGTCATTTAGCCAGATCGACCAGCAAAACTGCCAAGCCGGGAAATGATCCACGATGTCGAAGCCTTGGACCTTGATATAATCCGGCGCTGTCTGTGCCAAGCGCGAGGTGAACCGGCTATCATGGTTGCCAGCACACCAGATCAAATTAGCCCCCGGCGGTGCCACGCTCTCGATCTCGGAGTGGCGTTCCTTGACAGCCTCTAACTCATCAGCCACTGTCGGGAGCTGCGCCCAGCCTCCAGGCAGATGTCGGCTGATTCTTGCACCATCAAAACTATCGCCGTTCATGATGACCATCGACGGCTGTAATTCTTTGATGAGCTGGATCATTGCACCAAACGCTACAGACCGCTCTCCGGGCCAGAAATGGCCGTCTGATCCTATGATGATACAGCCGCGAGCGTTATCTTTTACGGCTCGGAATCCATGTTTTGGTACGGCGTTCTGTTTGCGCAGTAAAGATTGATGAGCATCAGTTTCGAGAACAATACCATGCGTTTTTTCCAGATTGACACGTCTAGAATAAACCGCGCGAAGACTCATCTTAAATTCTTCTGCAACTTTAGAAGGCGACTTATGCTTTGCCCAAGCGCATAAAAAATCTTCATCGCTTATTCTTTTATTAGCCATCACACATCCTCACGCCTGAATCCAATTCGCCAAAGCACATTTGCAATCTGTTTCCCAAGCAAGTCGATCTTCTCTTCCTCAACATCTGGCAAAACAATATGGCCCACCTCGTGTGATGCAACTTCAAGCAACGTGCGCTCATCCATGCGAGGATCAAGCTCGATCCTGTGTTCCTGTGTATAAGCCCAGCCCCAGGCAGTGGTGAGCTTTTTCCACTCGATTAAGATTGGCTTGATGCGTTTGCGGCGGATAAACATATTATTCACATCGTTTTTTGCGGTGATTCCACTTTCCGTTGCGCCGTTGGCACTCTCGCCAAGCCGCTTCTTTGGCTGGTGTCATACGTCTAATGATCACTGGCAACAATTCTTTGACAACTGCTGTCAGCATACCAAGCCAGAATGTCGGGCGTTGGGCAACGAGAAAGCCGCCAGCGCCGATCCCTAAAAGAAGAACGACGATGGCGGCAATTTCAATCCAGTTCACGCTGCCTTCTTGGCCCAGATCGACCAGCCCGCGGCAAATATGATACCGATTGCGCCGATGATCTCGTTCAAAGTTGCGGCATCGGCAACGCCCTTACCGGCAAGATAGCCTGCGCCACCAGCCAGAACAGCACGAACCACGCCCCAGATCATATCCTTCGTCATTTGAATCTCCTAAATGTAAGGTTTCTTTTTTGGAAGCTGCCAATGCGGGCCATCTGGAAAAGATTTCCAATCGCCGCCCCATTCGATAGGCACGTTCTCAGCTCGCGCGGCAGCTTTGATGAACGGCGCGAGCTTATGATAGAGCGGCCAATCCCATCGGATTCTGCCGTCCACCAACGGCACGACATCGGCAGCGTGGCCGGTGAGGTGTCGTGATTTGAGTGTTTTGCTGGCACCAGCAGCAACCAGCTGCTTCTGGCGTTCTAATGTCCGCAGACCTTCGATCACGGCAAACTCTACCTTGGTGATCTCAGCTGCCTTCTTGATGACGCGCACCAAGTCTGGATGTACACCTTTCAACTTTGCCAAAGAACTTAGCGAAAGTTTCACTTGATTATCCGCCATTCAATTCATGAAAATCATCTACTTCTATGCCATTGCCTACAGTAAATGCAACCCATTGACTAGCAGGAACAACTGCAACTGTTCCAGGGACAACACAGCGATCTTTGAATGCTACAACACCGACATAAAGAGTATTTTCTTGCTCAAATATACCAATCATCAATTTATCGGCCTCGACAAGAAATACTCCACGACTGGCACGATCTTTATTGATTATCCCAATGATGATTTGCAATGCTTCTTCGCTTGCGATCATCACAGTTGCATTTTTAGCTTCTACAGTCGAAAAAAACTCTTCTTCATCTGCAATCTGGCATTCATGGTCAGCAACATGTCCAGCCTGTACCGCTGATGAGGCAATGAGCAAAAATAGCAATGAAAGCACTTGCCTCATGTTATGTTCCTTTCGGTTATTTTCTTAACGCTTCCTCGATGCTGTCTAGCTTTGCCATGATCGCACGAGTTGTCTCGCGAATCTCTTTGATCTCTCTATCATGGGCTAATCTAGCAGTAGCAGTTTCGGCCTTGAGAACGGCAATGTCAGTGCTGTGATTTTGTTGTTCGCGGTAAATAAACCATACAAATGCAGCGACCGGAGCAACGATCCATTGCATAAGAGCATTCAGAAATTTCAAAGCATCGCCATCCATTTTCACTTACCTTTATGGCGATGACGCATATTCGCGGCGGCGAAAGAACCAAATTTGACCAGAATCTATACTTCCAAGATCAAAAGCAACTTTTACACGTGATATTTTTTGAATAGTAGCATCATATGGAAGATCATAAGAATATGCATCGTTATTATTTGCAAATATAATTCCTTTGGGCATATGAACTACTTTAGATACTCTTGGAATTGGAATTTCTAAATCCATTCCGAAAGAATTTGCTGATGAATATTGACCGCTAAATATAACTCTTCGATATACAGCATCAGTTTCAAAATATGAATAAAGACCTAACCTTACTTGACCAACATAATTACTTTCTAACATATGCCCAATTACTCGATATTCATATCCATCTTGAAAATCAGGACATACAACTTCAGCAACAACTCCACTGACGGCATAATCATAAATTAAACCTGTCTTGCCATCTCCAACTGTTACTTTATCGACAGGATGCCATCCAGCAAATACTACAGGAGCGCCGCTAGAAGTTTCAGCCATAGCAGATGGATTGTCGCGCAATGCGGTTACAGTCGAGCTTGATGGAATGCCACCAACTGCGACCGCTGCGTTGGATATTATTGTCCATGTTGTCATTTACAGCCACCTATATGGTTGTTCAATTCCGCCTGAATCCTTGCCGTCATTATCAAGCCAACGCCAAGGTTGTGCAACAGCATTTGCATCATTGCCACTATTATCCAGCCAAGTCCACAAGGTGCCACCTTTTTCGTTATCCTCTGCGGTGAAACGATAAGTCAGGCCATTCCTGGAGACTTCGGCACTAGTAATTAACCATTCTCCATCTCTAGCTGCTCCTGTGAAATCAACATCAAGATAATGCCTGATCGTGATAACAGAGCCAGTCCATATGTTTTCAATATCTTTTGATGATAGATCGAACTGAACTTCTCTGCGTACATCTGAAAACCTGTTTAGGTAAGTTTGAGCAAGTGTATTTGCCAAGGCTTGTGTTGAAACGAACCTGCAAAATAATTCCCTTACCTGTGGTTCTCCACCATATTGAATTTGTTTGTCTACGTCGATGTAGACGGAAACGCGAGAATAGTTTGTTTTTTCTGTGACGTTCGGAATCGGAGTCCGTTGCAAATAGTAAACATGCGTTTGTGAGGCACGCTCTTCCGGTTTTTCTTTGATGACAAAACTACCAGCAACAATTGCATCGTCATCTGTTAACAGTACTGGAGACGGTTCTGGCTTGACAGCTTTCATGATGATTTTTTGCACGCGCTCGTCCCACCAGACATTCGCGATAGCCTGGAGACAGACTTCACCAGCAAGTTCATCAATCTTGGTCGGCTCTGCTATATAGGTCGTGAAATTATAATCTGGCCGATATGTTGTTTTCTCTGCAGCCCATACTGTGGCATCAATATACCTATCAGGTATTCCGCCCCAATTAACGAAAAGATCATAAAGGATTTCGTTGAATGGCCGCGTGTTGTAATAGATAACACGTTGCACGCGGTCATTTTGACTATGTGATGCGGCTGTTGTACCGGCAACACCTCGCGTCAAGCCAGAGAAAAACAGATTTCCTCCAGTGGTTTCATATATTTGCGTATAAGATACGATCTCAGAATTGATGCGTGCATATCCAGCCGCTTCATATTCGCTTATGAGCGCACCGGATACCGTCATCGTAGTTTGGCTGTTTGTTATAGCAGACGAAAGCTCACCTTTGCTCAAATATGGAGCCGTCTGGTTGGTGTCGGTAATCTTGCGAAGAATATCTTTCGCGGTAATGGAAACGCCATCCTTGCCACGATCAATCTTCTCGATCACATATTCGCGTTTGATCATCTCGCTAAGGCGTTGACCAACGAGACCTTCATAGACGTTCAGCGTATAGCCAACATGGAACGGATTCCTTGCAAGCCATTTGCTCCAGAAAGAACCTATCTGATCTGGCGTGTATGTTCGAGTGCTGACATATGGATCTGTGTCAACATCGTTCCAAGGAAAATCCTTGATGTTGACTTGGCAGACAGCTCTATAGCCGAGCGGGCTTTTGTCTTTTGATCCAGACGCGACATTTAGAACTGTTGGAGCTGTGTTGTAACCGGCAAGCGCAGGGATCGCCAAAGATGGTTGGAAATATAAATCGATCAGGAATGGATCATTCGATTCAGTTGTCAGAACATTTTCATTTTCTGCCAGCAAGTTTATATTGTTATCTTGCCACTCGTAGACGCTTTCATCAACGAACTTCAATGAAATCGAGTTGCTGAGATTAAGTGCCGATCTATATTTACAAGTTGCATCTGTATTCCAGCAAGCATCACCGGACGCTAAACACGGCGAAACACCAAACGTGCGCGAGCATAGTGGCTGGATGATTTCCACTATCTCTACTGGCTTGGCAGCAAAAGTTGCCATTAGTAATAACCCGTCACGCTAAGAGTCACTGATCTATATGTTTGTACTCCCATTTGTACAGGCTCTGGGTCGCGATCTGTCCATACAAATCCAACATCACTTGTAATTTTTGATGGATTGCCAGCAATGCAAAATGGTTCTAGCGGAAGAGTTTTCGCAAAAGGTTCAAAGTATGTATCATACCATGATGCACTAAGATATTCCCAATCATAACTTGTTGTCACAGCTCTGCGCTTGATAATGCGACCGAGCCATTGACCAGTTTCTGAAAACTGCTGTTGCGCCTCGGTCACACGGTTAAGGTT